CCATGATATATTTACTAAAGGTTCTCACTCTACCTTTAAACCAATTTTATGTTGGTATGATTCTTCTGTAAGTGGATTAGCACAACACAATGGAGGAGGTTCAAATACAATATCATTTATGGTGACCGATACTAATAATACTATGCATTGGGTTGCTGCACCGAGTAATCAAATTGTAGCTAATCAAATATATAATTTAGTTGTACAACATAATAGTTCTGGTAGGTCAAGAATTTTTATAAACAATGTAGAAAAAGCTGACCATACGCAAGCTACTACAGACGGTATAAAAAATGATACTAATCCATTGAAAATAGGTGCACCTACTAATGCTACTCAAGATTCAGATATGAAGATATATGCTTTTCATGCGTATGATTCGTTTTTAACAGATGCTCAAATAGCACAAAATTGGAATAGTTTAAAAGGAAGATTTGGTTTATAAAAACCATATAAATAGAGATATGCCAGCAGTAACAAGAATAGGAGATGCAGATGTGGCTCACTGTAGTGGAATGGTGAGAGCGGCGGGGAGTAGTAATGTCTTCGCCAATGGCATTCCAGTATCTAGGCAAGGTGATAATAACACGGGGCACCTACTTCCTGGTTCTCCTTGTCCATCACACTCTGCACCAATAACAGCTGGTTCAGGCACAGTAAAGGTAAATGGATTAGGTTGTGGAAGAGTCGGTGATGGTATCACTGCATGTACTTCAGTTGCGGCTGGTTCATCAAACGTTTTTGCAGGAGGTTAAGATTATGGCATTAAATTGTGGAGAAAATCCTTTATTAAAAGCAGTTCAAGATTCTAAGAATGCGTTGAAAGAAAAAATGGCTGGGCTCAAAGGTGCTTCTACAGGAGCAGTTGCTGGTGCATTGGAAGAAATTAAAACAGCCAAAGCACAATTAAAAAAAGATTTATTAGCAGCAGTACCAGAAATTCCTAAATTACCAGATTTTCAAAAAGAATTAGATGAACTAAAAAAAGCTGTAAAAGATAAAGCTGATGGTTGGTCTGATAAATTACGAGATTTCGAAAATTCTTGGGGTGGAGCTATTGATGATATCCAAGAAACTATAGGTGCACTAAGTGATATCGCTAATGCTCCAGCTGCTTTTGCTGATGACATCGCAGCAAAATTAGATATTTGTAAACAAGAAGATGTCGAGGGTGAACCAGACCCAGACAATCCAGGTAAACTAAAAAAGAAAGACAAGCCTTTAAAGGTTCAAGATTCGACAGAGCCGCCAAAAGAAGATAGCAAACCAGTAGCTGCAACACCATCAAGAGCGACGGTGATTGCTGAAGCTAATAGAGTTAGCTCTTCTGATGTTGATGCGCTGACTGCAGCTGCTTCAGCAGGAGAAATAAGTAATGCGTTAGGTCGAGCGAAGCTTAACATCAGTATAGATATTAAAAAAAGTAAGAAAGCAGCAAACAAATTAAAAACTAAAGCGAAAAAAGAATTTAAGAAAATTCCCAAAAGCTTTAAACAAAAATACCCCGGTGCTCTTAATACAGAATATTATATAATAGAAGGCGTCACAATGCCAGACGTTGTTTCAGAAACTGTGTATTATTATAATAGACAATACGCATTACAACAATTATGTATTAAAGTTAACGATATAGTTGATGCGGTGCTTGGTTCATTTGGTACACGGTCAGGTTCGATTTTAGATAGGTGGAAAGGTAGCAAATGGGACACCGGCTTTGAAATTGCATTAGCGATGCGATTGTATTATAGTCACGGATTTGGTATATTAGAAGATAGCGACGCATACGGCAGAAAAATGGAATCATTTTTTACAACTAAAGAAGCTAAGCAATTTCTGAAATCTGCCTTTGATTTAAAACCCTATGACTATAGTGCAGCTAAAACACCTACTATATATTCTGGTTTAGATATTCAAAATGGAGGTAAGGGTGTAGTAGTTAAAGACTATAGAAAGCTTTTAGAAGAATGCTTAGATGCAATTTTTCAAGCAGAGAATTTGAGTGTTAGTGCTTTGGCTAACGTGGCTTCATATAAATCTAAAAGACCACTTAGTGATGTTTTAGAAAATATGCCAACCAAAAGTACAGCTTTTTTACCAAAAGCTCTAGGCGGAATCATTAAAAACTACGAAGACATATTTATTCAGGCTGAAGATGAGACTGGAGAGTACGAACAACAAATTCAAAGGTATACTCCATCTAATTTTGTAGAGCATTGGATGTATAAAGGAGTAGCTGCAATATTTGTTACTTCACATGACCAACATAAACAATTGGCTCAGCTAGGATATACTCATTCTCAATCTTAATCTGAAAAAAGCTTGGGCTTTTCATATAAATAGTTGATATGAGTTATTCAGATTACAATGCAACTAAGTCTCAATATATTGTTCCAAGCTCAGACAGAGTATATTCTGATTTAGATTTAGCCTTGACTAAGCACCCAGTCTATGACGACATTCGGCCGCTTACTGACATTGATGCTGTTAAAAACTCTGTTAGAAATTTATTATTAACAAATAAAGGTGAAAGACCATTTCAACCAAATGTTGGTAGTGGTATATTTGCTCTATTATTTGAACATGCTAATATGTATACTTATGAAGCTGTAAGAAATAACATTCAAGATATGCTTTATTCTTACGAGCCTAGAATCAATCAAGTTAAAGTAAAGATAGATGCAAACGACGAGAAAAACGAAATGCATGTTACGGTGGGATTTAATATAACAGGAGTAGCATCTGACGAAACTGTAGATTTTTACTTAGAGAGGTTAAGATAATATGGCACAATTTAATACAACAGAACTAGATTTCCAAGAAATTAAAAATAATTTAATTAGTTATTTTAAAAGACAGGGAGGTCAATTTAGAGACTATGATTTTACTGGTTCCGGTATGGACCAACTGATGGATATTCTCGCATATAATACACATTATAATGCGTTAAATGCTCACATGGCCATGAATGAATCCTTTCTTGATTCCGCTCAGGTTCGTGGTAACGTTGTTTCCAGGGCTAAGCTTCTTGGATATACTCCCAAGTCGGTAACTGCACCCAGTGCATCTATTAATGTTGTATTCAATAGAAGTACTGGAAATTCTAGTACAAGTCTTACCCTTCCGTCAGGTACACAATTTATTACTAACATTGACGACACGACTTTTGTTTTTGAAACAACCGAATCCGTCATTCAACAACTCGATAATGTTACAGGAAACACATTTACTTTTAATAGATTAATTGTTAAACAGGGTACATCTAAAACAGAAAATTATTCTATTGATAACAGTTATGACCAAAGATTTGTTATTAATTCAAAGAAGGTAGATACCTCAACTCTAAAAGTAGAAGTTTATCCTACTTTAGATGGTAGTGGTACACCAGAAATTTATGAAGTGTTTACAGAGTTTCCAAATATCGATGGCCAATCTTTAATTTATTTTATTGATGAAAATGCAGATGGTAACTATGAGATAAGATTTGGTAATAATTTATTTGGTAAAAGACCTCAAGCTTCTGGTTTAGTGAGATTAACGTACTTGGTTTCGGAAGGTGGAATAACTAATGGTGCTAGATTGTTTACATATAAAGCAGGACAGATATCTGGTGTTGAATCCAATGTTTCGGTATCATTAACATCTGCCGCAGCCGGTGGTTCATCTGCAGAAAATATTGATTCGATTAAATATAATGCTCCTCTTTCGTTTATTGCCCAAGAAAGAGCTGTGACATCAGATGATTATAAGTCTTTGATAATGAAAAAATTTACTGGTATTGATAATGTATCTGCATGGGGTGGTGAAACAGAAACCCCTGCTCAATACGGAAGAATTTATATTTCAATTAAGCCAACAGCCACTCAATATTTAACAGCACTTCAGAAAGAAGAAATTTTAGCTTACTTATCAAATAAAAAAGTAGTTGGAATTACACCAGAGATTGTTGACCCAGAGTATACTTATTTGTATTTTGAAATTTTCTTTAAATACGATCCGTCTGCTACATCATCTTCAGCCGGTGGATTATCTGCAGCAATTAAACAAGCGTTAATCAATTATAACTCAACTAAATTAAATAATTTCTCAGGTGTATATAGGCATTCTAATTTAGTATCGAGTATCGATGCCGTCAATGCAGCAATTTTAAATACGACCGCTCGGGTATATGCTTATAAAAATATTAAATTGACTTCATCTAGTAACGATGCTCATACTGCAGACTTTGCCTTCGCGATTGATGGTAAAATAGACCAAACAGAATCAATGATGACAACCTCTAGTATTACAGTTAATGGAGAAAGCCATTTCTTAGCCGATGAGCAATTGATTGGAGATAATATTAGGCGGAGAATTTATTCATACAAGGTTGACTCGGATGGTAACAGACAGCGAGTCAACAATAATATTGGATTTATAACACCATCATCTGGCTTAGTTGATTTAGCTGGCCTACAAAATGATAATGACGAATTTATTAAAATACAAGTACGACCAGCATCAGACGATGTAATATCAAAGAAAAGAAAAATTTTACAAATTGATGTAGACAGTACAGTAATAATTGGCGATATAGATAATATGAGTATTGCGGGTTCTGCTGGATTGTCTAAATATAATACGTTTACTAGGGACGCATAAAATATGGGACATTCAGCCACCGAATCATTCGCTATCCAACCGCACAATGTAGAAGCATCGCGAGTTGAAACATTAATACCAGAACAGCTAAGAGAAAACGCAAGTAATCTTATTGGTCTATTGACTGAGTATTATGATTACATGAATGAAGATGGTATCGTTAAAGGAATAAACATTCTTAATCCAGGTACCGGTGGTAGTATAGCTTTTGCTGATTTAGAACAATCAGATGCACAACAAGGAATTGAAGTATTTGACTTTGTACCATCTAATTATAATCAGCAATATGCTAGACTATCTGAAGAAGAAATTAATTCTTTGTCTTTTACAACTATAGATGCAAATGGAAGTATATATTCTACTGTTGCATATCGCGGATTAACTAATTCAAATTATTACGTGCTGAAATTAAATAAGGTTGATAATACTATTCATGCATTGAGTAATGTTTGGGTGATGGCTTCGATTGACCAAGGGAGCTTAACGTGTGATTTTTATGATTCGTTAACAGATTTATCTTTGGGTTCGGTAAACCCAGCAGTTGACCAAATTGTTTTTAGAGGAAACACCGGTGGTTCATTTTTAAACCCCGATACTACTACTGACCCCGCGGCCTTTCAGGTTGGGCAAATCGACCCAATTGCGGTAACATCTGCCGCAACAGTTGGCGGAACCACATCGAAAACCACATTTGTTAATTTTACTAACATACCAGCTAATGGTGGTCATGGCTCAGGATTGAGTGTTGATATTCTTACTGAGTCTGGTTATATTGTTTCTGTAATACCAAATACACCAGGGCACGGATATAGAATTGATGACTATCTAGAACTAAATATTTTAAAAGATGCTACTCTTACTATCGGAGATGTAATTGCTGCACCCAGTAATGTAGTAAGAAGAGTCTTAGCAGAGCACGATATTGATAAAACCACCGATGACTATCTAGGCAAAATTCAAAAGGAAATTGCTACAGGTATACCAGATGCTAAAAATTTAGATAAAAATACACTATATAAAAAGATTGTAGAATATTATAATACCCGTGGTAGCGAGTCCAGTGTCGAATCATTCTTTAAAATATTCTTTGATGAAGTTGCTCAGGTTTCATATCCAAAAGAATTTCTTTTTAAACCATCCGATGGTATATACGAAGGCTCTTCTGCAGTCTCTACTACAAAAGAAAAATATTATTATAAAGCCGGGTACGATGAAAATCGTCGTATACAATTCTTAAAGAGCGATACCTTTGGAATAGTAAAAGAAGGTACCTTTTTTATTGACTTTGAGTTTGGTGAAGATTATAAAAGAGGACACTTAACTGCTGCTTCTAACTCTCCGTCAACAAAAGCAACCGTCGAAGGCGAAACCCATTTATTCAGTGCTCAGAACTGGACTCAAACTTCACTGACCCGCAATCAATATAGAGATGTGGGTGTAACATTTGAAATTGATTCTAATAATGATTTAATTATTAGAGGAAGAATGGGCCGATTTGAAAATAGATTTACTCATACCTTTTCAAATTATGTTAGTGGGACTAATGAAAAGCCATTTCAAGAAGCCGCTAATGATAATCAGAAAAGAATTCGCGTAGCAATTAGCATAGACACTAAACAATCTTTTGATAATGTTTGGAGTGGTGCAGACAAAGGTCGAGGCACAGTAACGGGTGCAGTGGGTGACACGAATACTATGAATCTAGACATCGCAACAGATACTGGAACAATTCAGGCTGGTATGTATGTCAGACAACAAGGAGCTATTGGACTTCCTATAGCGAATGCAACTAAGGTAACAAGCTATAATGCTTCTACCGGAGCATTAGTATTGACTAATAACGTAACGCTTAGCTCCAATCAATTAAATTTAGAATTTTATGATGCTCACTTTGTACTTGGTGAAACTAAAATTGGTATTTTAAATAATAACACAGCAAGTATTCAAACCGCTACATTATCTTCAACCTCACAAAATGTTGGCGGTGGAAATGATTCAGCTGGAAGACCTATAAATGGTACGTATGAAGTAAACTTATACCCAGGCGCTATTGGTTCTGTATACCTCAGCGGAAATGCGGGTGACATTCAAGATTTTGAAGAAAATCCTTTTTCTGAATTGTATTATTATGGATTTGCATTTGTTCCACGATTATGTACTACTTCAGAAATGACAAATTTCATTACTGGTAAAGTTGTTCCAGTTGACAAAATAGTAGATATTAATTTTGATAATAACGGAAGCGTAAATCTAACTAATAAAGGTACAACAATTGTTGTAGCCAAAGCACTTACTGGTGGAGGTGAACGAGTTACTCGTACAGATGGCTCAACATACATTCCTGCTGTTACAGAAACTAATTATGGTCTATCATCTACTGGTAGTGAGTACCCAAGAAAAATAACTTGGAAAAATACTAAAGGATTTTTGTCTGATGTGATGAAATTGCATGATGGTAGTTACTATCAAGAATTTTCATATTTAATACGAAGCCAATTATCGGTTGACAATTGGGAAACTGAATTTAATAAATTAGTCCACCCAGCCGGAATGAAATTCTTTACAGCTCTATTCTTAGAATTGGCTAGAGAAAGAACTGATTATACTGTTCCACCAGTCCTAGACCCGACTAATATTAAATCTTGGTTACCGGCTGTTCAGCTACTCGTTGGTATAAGAGAAGACGAAGGTGGCCGAGATGTTTCTGGTGTTCATTCGCCAAAATGGCAACCAGGTTGGTTCGAATACTTCCGATCAGTATATCTCGAAATTATACTTTACGACAAATATTCAGCATTCTATGAATTACAACAGGCTAATCTTAATAATAAAAAAGACGTCTATTATGACTATGATAATGGCCTTAAGCTAATCGGCTCAAGTACGCTTTCGGGCAATGCTAAACAAGCAATTATAGATTCTACCGACGATAGTATATCAGTTGATGAACAATACATTGACCTAGATGGAAAAGGCACAGCTATTGATACCTCTGGTAAATTAGGATTAGATTCTGAACTAGAATTGACATTTAAATTAAAAGATACCACAGGGACTAGCGCTAAAGGAAAATTCTTAGCTGGAACTAGATTCCGCGGATTAGATGGTTCCTTTAGAGAATTGTCGGTAAAAGGTAATGGCGGAAATAAAGTAGATGTTATAGTTTCTGATTATGATACAACTACGGTTGAAGGTAAAGCCAATGATGTAAATAATAATTCAAAACTTTTCGAAGCGATTAGAGTTACAGGAACAAACTTTGACGACAATGATAGTACTCAAGGAGTTGAATTTACTGACACGTCTGTATCTCAAGAAACTAGTGGGAATGGTTCTGGTACTGGCGGAGCTCATTTTACTAAAGCTGATCGTGGGCATAATTTAATTATATTTAATCCAAACTCAGGTACAATTACTGCAGATGGCGATACTTACGCGCCTAATAAGTATAGATATTTTGAGTTTGATACTTATGGTGGAAGTGCCTCGGGGCATTCAGCTTCCGGCGGTGTATCAGCACAAGGAGTTGCAGAACACGCTTTACATGACAAACTAGAAAGTATGCCGTCAGGTTTAGTTGCGATAATATATTCATACGATGCGGCAGGATGTCATATGAATGTTTTAAATCGTATTGGGCCAGCAAGTAATGGACATTACACAATAAATTCTAGTGATGGGTATGACCGAGATGGTCAAGCTGATATTCAAGGACTGAGATATGCTTTGACTAAATATTTTGGTGCTACAGACGCTCAAACACAATTTGGCCACATTAATAATACTAGTGGTACAACTGACCTTCTTAGTGATAACGCTAATGGTCCAAGCTTTAGAACTTCTCACGTTTTCATCGGCGAAAGAAATTCTATTGCTCAAGCAGACGCAACACACACTCTAAATTCTGAAAGGTCGATTGAAAAATGTTCTGTTCGAACAGGAGATAGTGGTAGCCTCTCTGCGACAATTCAGTACCAATCACAGACTCACACTAAAACTACTGCAGGGCAATCCGTTAGCAATAGTATTACTAGACGAGGTCCTTTTGAAAGAGATAAACTTTTACAATTGGCAGATGCCGAGAAAGGATTAAACCTTGCTCAACCATACACTGTAGATTTAGGAACACCTGGCTCATTTAGAACATTAAACCTAAATGTAAATGGCCAAATAAAACTTGATGACACAATATTAAGAAGCGAAAAAGAAGCTTCTTCACCACAGATAGTTGATGAAATTCTATTAGAGAAATATGATTATACTGATGCCTTTGTTATAATAGGTCAGCAAAATGCGACGGGCAATAATAATGACACCTTCGTAAATAATAATACATGGTATACACAAACACATATTAATAGAAATAATACTATGGGTCTTTATTATGACCATGACCTTGAAGGTGTTGTAACTCAAGGTGGTAATCAATGGTTATTTTTAAATAACGATTCTGTTATTGATAACGAAGATACTGAATTTGAAATTACTGTAGAAGTTAAGAATATTGCTTCACACAATGTAACTTATTATATTGGCCATCAGAGTATAGATGCAAGTGGAACTTCTTTGAGTACTGACAGATTTACTTCTCATAATTATATAAGGTCAAATGAGTTATTGACGGTCGGTGCAGAACAGACTACTACGTATAAAGCAAAGGGATTCAATCCGGTTTTAGCCGAGCAGGGAAACCAAGGGGTAGCACACCCAGATGCTTCTCCAAATAAATTTGACCCTGGTGCTAAGAAATTTAGATTGTTGATTATTAGTAATTATAGCAGCACAAACACTTTTAATGCTGGAAATAATTTAGGCAATGATGCTAATACACCATCTCTTTTAATTAAGAAAATCAGTATTAAAAGAACAGACGGAAAAGCAATTGAGTTCGACGGACTTCCAAAAGGTTCAGCAGACTGGGGTATTAAAAATATTTCGTCTTTAAGCTTACCTCCAATAACAATTAATGCTGATGCAACTAATAATAATTTAGAAGAGTCTAATGTTTCAATTGGCTCTATTAACATAGACAAGCAGCTTGCAGGATTGCACAACGGAGATACGTCGTTTACCGATACTAATTTATATAAAGATTTTTTACCATGGACACCTGGTACTGGAAGTCAAACTGTTAATGGTGGCGTTTGGGGCAAAAACGGACGCGAAGAAGAAAGTATTCAAAAAATAACAGATGGTCCATTTGGAACTCCTGCAGTTACATGGACTGCAAAAAATCAAGAAGCTTCCACGACCAGCCCAGCTGATGGCGGGTATAATGGCCCCTATGTTTCAGTTGACCCAACCAAAGACCATAGATTATCTACGTATTTTAGAATAAAACAAAAAGGCACTCAAGGCAATATGTATTTTGGTGTAAGACCAGCTCACACATTTGGAGTTACTGGTGCATTTTCTGGTGGTGCACAGGCTGGTCAGAATTCAAGCGCTTTCAGGCTAAATATGCTAAAAGTTTCGGTACCAAATGGCTCTAGCGTTTTCGCTGAGACAGATATTATTCAAGTCGAGCTTGGTAATGAAACTTTTGTTTATGTTAGTAGCTCAGCAAGTTGGATAGAAAACTCACGCGTTCCTATTCAATTTAACTTTTTCAAAAATGCAGATAGCTCAGCTGGGACTTTAGTCGCCGATTTAAATAAGGGTGTAAATAATCAAATATTTTATGGAACGGCGAAACGCAGCTTACTGGAAGGTACACTTAAAATTCAGCTTTATACAGACGACTTATTACAAACACCCTTAATTACTAATGGAGGCGTAACTGAAACCGTAACTACCTTTGCTAGTACTCCAAAAGCATATCAAATAAGTACTGATAACTTTTATTCTTTTAACCCGAGAAAGAGAGATTTTGAAGGTGAAGAAGACAGATGGTATGTTGTCAATACTCTAATAAAGGCTCACCAAAAAGCAGGGAAGAATGTCGATAATAGAGAGTTACAAAGCTCTAATAACATACCCGAGTGGGTAGGGGTATTTGATTTAGTCACCGGTGAAAAAATATATGACGCTGGTAACAATTCTACTAATTCTGTAGTATCGTCTATGTTCGCGAGTGAAAACACAACAATGTTAATGACGCGGGGATATCAATTTTATAATCATACTACCGATAAAGATGAGATTGAATTTGGTGAACCAATGCTAGAAGTATTAGATGGAACGGAAGTTCCTTATAAAGATTTATTGTCTTTACCTAGACATAGGGTTTCTCAATACCCTGCAGGGATTCAGTTATCAAAAGCAGCACTTATTAGTGCTGATAAGACTAACGACTTTAAGCTTAATATTTCCGAATTTGACAAAGCTGCATTTAAGAGTGGAGTAAATACTTCTACTGAAGTTCAAGCTATAACATCAGTGCCTTTAACTGGAACGTCTTCTGCAGAACCCGAATTAGCTCCAACTGATGTTACTAATGCCCTAACTCTTACTAATATAATAAATCCGTCCGATACTACTACAGGAGTATTATTAGGAGCCGGAATTAGAAATCTAAGTGGGGTTACATATAAGAGTGCTTTATACGTAGGTGTATTAGGTGATGCCTTTAATATATCCTCTAGTGATTATACTGCAAGTCCTGCAGGAAACGGAGCTACATTTGTAGCCACAATAAAAGAAGATGTTACTGCAACTACTCCAGCTGAACAATATTACGTTGAACTGTCAATAAAAGATTCTGGTCATTTTTGGCAAGAAGGCTCAACAATTACTATAGTTGATAGTAAACTTGGAAACACTGGTGCACCATCTGTGGTCTTTAAAGTTGAAAAGATTCATCATGGTAAAGTTGATGTTCCAAATAGTCATTTAATATCGAGTGTAGACGGGAAGGTTACTTTAGGATTAGATGCTACAATCTCTACAGATAATAGTGAGATATTTGACACACACAATATTTTATTTAATAAAGATAAAGAATACGAAGTCTCATTTAATGCTACTCAATTATTTGATTACAACCTACCTTCTAATCTTTACATATCAGGTGGAAATCAAATTGGATATTATACAGATTTAACTGGATTAGCCGGACCGAGTAATGCATTTGGAAATCCGCACATTGGAAGCGCGATAAATCAAGGAGACGGTCCACACGAATTTAATTGGCACAGCACTGTTGAAGGCTTTTGTAGAATATTCCTCGCGGTATCTAATGCAGATGGTGGAATTAGATTAGCACATAATGGTCATGAGCTAAGAATTGTTGATACTAATACTACATCAATATCATCTACCGCTGAGCCTAAAAACTGGTACATCAGTGATACTGGTTTAAGCCACCATAACACTATCACTTCATTACAAAATGAATCTAGTTCAGCTGATGGACGAGCTGTAAATAGTCAAGAATTAGATGCTTTTGAAAATTCTGCGGATAATCCTAATCCCGCTTTAGGTGATAGTATATTAGTTGTATTTGAGTCTGAATGGTTATCTTATGGTAATAACACAATTCAAATTTATAACACCAATAATGATGATGTTACATTCAAGTTCTTAGAAGTTGCTCCTGCGGCTCAAGGGTTAATTACATCTGGTTCGAACACCCATACACTTTATATGGATAGTAATACAGTATCTTCTAAAATTATTATTGACCATAAAATTGATAGGCTTGCAAGTCGTTTAAATGATAACACAGCAATTGGAAGAGCAATCGCAAATTATGAGAAACAATACGCGTATGCTTATAAATTAGAAAATGTAAAAGTTCGTGAGAAAAGACGACTCTTGTATAAAGGTGAATTTAAATCTATAGTAGGCGATGCACCAACACCAGAAACTGGCGCAACTAATCCTAATGCTCTATATGGAACGACCAGCTACCGACCGATTGATGTAACGAGTACATCTGCAACCGATGGAATATTGGCTCAAGGTGGAAGCGCTCGAGTACCTTCACTCGACACATACGATTCAGCATCTGGATTGGGTGGAAAAAGTGATGGCACTAATCTTACTTTAGGTATACCAAAAGGTAATTATGGCGCTCTTAAATTTGAAGCTGGTAATCAGACCGTACATTATCTAGATATTGGTTCAGATACAAATAGATTCCCGTATGATGAAGATAATAATATTAGTACTTGGAAACCAAATGAAATATATGAAATTTCTGGTGAAGTCTTTATACCAAGTGGAAATACTAAACTAGAAAAGATTATGATTTTAGCTGGGGTAAATCCTAGAGCTCTAAATGACCAAGGACAATATCTATTTGGATTTAATGAATCGCCTTATCATAACACTACATACCCATTGTTTAAAAATAGATTAGGGCCATATCAAATACGAGAAGGCGCATTAGCCGGGTATAATTATCTTTCAAATCAAGAAACAGTAATAACTACTAAAGGCTCTTGGGTTTCATTTAAACACTCTTTTACAACTAGAGGTTTAGTAGAAGAAACTCGGCCTGTAATACGAATAGTTTCAAATGTTAAAGGAGAAGCTGTAGGAAGTGTTGAAGCTTATACTGGAAATGCTCTTGGTGAAACTTTTTATGTTAAGCATATTAGAATTAAAGAAGGTTTTGATACCGATTTAATAAAAGATAAAAAAGCAATCATTAACACAGAAACTGCATTTTTAGATACTAAAGCTCAAAGAGATTATTCATTATCATTACAGAACCCCGCATCTGGTGCATTTCAAGAAGAAGCTCTTATCTTTAGCAAAATTAAATACCCAACAACATCAAATCAATATAAGATTCGAATAAATGATACTGCGCTATTAGTAAGTACAGAATTTAATTTAGAAGATTTGCCAACTAATGATAGTAACCTACTTGCAAGTGCTTTACCATTCCCCGTTAATTCAACTACGAACACAGCATCTTATGGAAGAAGTGATATTAATATTCACGGCGGAAACACACCCAATGATTTAATAAATTGTCCTAGCGGATTTATTCCTCTTGGAAATCCAATTCAAATTGGCTCAGGCATTGATAATACTCCTTATACAACTTCATACGAAAACACTGCTAAAGTTGTAGCTACTCCGTTTGGAAACAGAGACGTAATTTGGGAAGCAAGAAATACTGATGATGAGTGGAAAGAAATAACTAAAATTAATAAAACAAATAACGGTACAGGCCTTGTTCAAGGTATATATAGTAATGTTCCACTTATTGATGCTAACAGTCCAAGCGCGAGCTCACATAATAAGAATCTTGCAATAGGTAAAGGCGCTACAATTACTTTTCAAGTTGGTAACAGCGGGCAGATTTTTAATGTATCTCTACGAAATAAAGGATTTAATTATGGTATTAATCACAATACCGCTCATGCTATACCAGTAAAATTTGCGATTGGCCAAGCGCACGTCACGGCAAATGGTGGTAATAGAACTACAGATGTTGGAGATTCACCAGAGAAATTAACAGCACCAACTAATGAAATTTATAATATAGAATCATTTATTGGTAAAACAAAGGTGACAGGAAGTTCTGCATCAACAACTAATTATAGTATTGGTAATAGCCCTTCAACAAGTGGTGGTGCTATTGAACCAGGTATGATTGTAACCGGTACTGGAATCAGTGGATTTGTTAAAGTAGCATCAGTAAATTATAGCGGGACTTTAGGCCACACCTTCACAGCTAAGAAACAGCCTATTCCAATAGTATTAAGTAGTGCTCAAACTATTAATGATAATACATCTTTAACATTTAGAAAACCGACTCGAAGTATTACTGTTGGAGCTAGAACTCCTAACGGAGCTGATGATGGAATTGTTAAAGTAGGAATGCAAGTAAGCGGAGGCAGTATTCCAGCCGGCACAACGGTTTCATCTATTGCGCATCAAAGCCCCAATCAAACTAGAGTTACTATTACTGATAACACAGTTAATATAACAAACCCAACAACGCTAACTTTTCAAGACCCATTCTATCCACTTAAAAATGGAACTGGATATGTGATTAAAGCTAATATACAATCTTCTAGTGGTAGCGACAGCCCATTGCAGAATAAGACTGATTTTAGTTACGACGACGGTGGTTTCAGATCTCCGATCGTGGAAATTGATAACAGTAAACTCTATCGAGTATCAGTATGGGCTAAGGCTTCAGATACAACATTCACTAATGAATCTCCTAATACTCAGGGCTTTACGACAAGTATGGGTTCAATGAAAACTATTGCTTGGGCTGGTTCTAATGACTCAGCATTAGCTACTCCATTGGAAAGTAATAATGGAAATAATACAGCTAGACAGCGGTGCACATTCTTTAAGGATTTTGATTTTGGGGTACATAGTGCTACAAATGTGGCAACTTCAACTGGCGGTAATAATAACAAATGGTTCTTGGTTGTAGCTCATATTCACCCAGCAGGTACTAACACTACGGGATTTAATAACCATACTAACACTGGAACTTATGCACCGGATTTGAATGGAACAAAGATTCGTTCGATTACTAATACTAAACAAGGTGACTGGATATTTAGTCCAGGCATGAAATATATTCGCGTTTTTGCAATAAATAATGGTAATATTAGAACTACAGAAGACCCAGTACAATTCTATGCTCCTAGAATAGAAATTGTTGATGGCACTGAACCTTCAATATCAGAATTGACTAGTGGTAAAATACGGTATAAGAATTTAGCTGATGAAGATAGAAAAGAAATACCTATTTTATCTTGGAACCATACACTATCAAATATCAATAAGCCAATTAAAGACTATAAACATATTATAGAGCAAGAAAAATTCAATGTTAAAATCGATGAAGACTTTGTTGTGAATGGAGAGTCGATTGAATATGCAGACATGATAGAACAAAAAAATAGTTCCAGTTAAAGGCACTACTGAATCCGTATTTACATTAGACTTTACAGGTAAAACTGGCGATGTTTCAATTATTCTTCCGTTAAGAAATGTTGGAAGCGCAATGAATGCTTCAGTGGATTGGGGTGATGGTACTTCTCATATTATTAGGTTTACTGGAGATAAAGATTTATATCACACATATACAGGTGGTGGCGGAAACGGTTATACTATAAGAATAGATGGACAATTCGATAAAATACAATCAGACGGAAACACGGATTCAGCGAGTAGTTCTACTGCATCATCTGCTAATAAAACTACTGCGAGAAGCAATTGGTCAACATCTTTAGTCTCAGTGTACTTAGGAAATTCTACAATAACAGCTGAAGGGCTGTCATCAGCATTTAAGAATTGCACCGCACTCAAAACATTCACTACCCAAGCTGGTATAACTAATACCTCAGCTTTAACGAAACTTCAAAGTACCTTTGAAGGTTGTTCTGCTTTAGAAACCATTGACATGAGAGGCCTAGATACATCAAATGTCACTACGCTTCAAGATTTTCATAAAGCGTCTAGTGCTAAGACTGTAAATGTTATAGGACTTCATAGTAGAAATTGGGATGCGTTAACGGTTGGAACTGGAAATGGATTCTCAGGCGCATTTACAAACGTTGATATTGGAACAGCTGAACTTGACCGATGTTATATCGCATGGGCTAATAATCGCTTTGCCAATACTACAAAAGGAAGAAGCATTAATAGCGCGAGTGCTGCTTCAAAATTCAATGCAGACATGGGTACAGCTAAATATAGTTTAATTGGAAAACGAACTGGTGCTACTGATACTTCAGAAGATTCAGCATCGACATATAACCCAGTAGCAGCTCGAACTATACTGGTATCTGATACCGGTGGTTCAGCGAGCTCTGCAAATATGGGGTGGACATTAACCGATGGAGGTCAAGCAACTTAATAATAATTTAAAATTAGGTAGGTAGAAACATATAAATAAGGATAATTCGAAAAATAAAAGGCAATTATGGCAGCAATTATAACAGACGATTTTAGAAAAATTAACATAGATAGGTTTTTCGACGATGTAAGTAAGTCTCACGCCGCGGGCGGGAAAGACTATTATATCGGTATTGGTAAAACAGACCCGTATGAAGATGACGACGCGGGCGTTAACGAGATAAACGAAGCTTCTTTTTCTCCGCCAACACCAGTTGGAAGTGAGATTGACAAAAAAGACATTAAAAAGAATTTAATGACTCTTAAGTTAGTTGAACCTGCCGATGTTAAACGAATGGTTCCACAAATTAGATTCACCGTTGGAACTAAATATAAAGTTTATAATCCATTCGACCCAACATGTTTTGATATTACAGATGACGTTATGCCATGTTATGTTACATATACTGGTGCTGATAACCGAGCTAGGATTTATGCTTGTTTAGGAAATAATAATAATGCTGCAACTTCAGAAGTAATTGGTTCAGTGCCGGCAGGCAATACCCCATTTGGTGTAGTTCAAAATTCTACTGACAAATATATTTGGGCATATATTTGTGATTGGGATAAACATGTACCGGCTAACAAATTTTCAAGTTCAAGAACATTTATGAACTTACCAGAAGATGATGTAATTGATACCACGCTTTCTACTGATGGTATTACTGATGGCAGAAAAAGAGCAGTGCAATCGAGTGGAGGCCTTCTTTATGGATTTGCAATTAGCGCTAAAAGGCCAGGAGCTAATTACCCAAGTGGTTCAGGCGGACACCCAAGAACTGGTGACAATGCATTGGACGCAATAATTGTTGGAGAGCATTTAGACGGCACTAAAATTACTGCAAATAATACTTGTAAAGTAGAAACTGGAGTTGGTGGAACAATTACACGAGTAATATGGAATCTTAGCAATGCTCAGACTTTAGGATATTCAAAAGCTACCACTAAAGCTTCTTCTACTACTGGCGGAACATCTAGCTCTGGATCGTGGACATCAACTTTAAGCGGAACTAATGGTGGAATTAAATTTGCCAGTTTAATTATTAATGATACTGAATTGACTGTTGGTGGTAGCGCAAGCTTACAAGGTGATTTTGATGCTGCAGGATTTTCAAAAGCAGAGATTATTCCATTGGTTGCACCAGCAGATGGTTTTGGTCATTCTCCTTTAAAAGATTTACCATCATATTATGCTGGTATATCATCAAACTTTGAAGGCCTCGTTGGTGATAATGCTACTGCTGGCGCTCAGGCCGGTGACCCTCAATTCGTAGCAGAAGCATTAGTAGATGTAAAATTTAGAGAGGTTTCTTTATTGAGAGACGGTAACGATGACATGGTATTTAAAGATTCATCGGGTGATGATAAAGAAGATGACTCACCATACCCCGACAGCTCTTTTAACCCCGAACAAGCTTTAAACTGCTTAAGATATTTTCAGATTACTAGTTCAGATGCTGCAGTACAATCGGGTGCAGCCGCAGCGAATTCATTTAATGGAGCCTATATTCAACAGGTCGGTAGTGATACCCAAAAGACTAGAGCTTTCTTAGACCAAGTTTCAATATTTGAATCACTTGATCCGCTTGATGGCGGTGATGGAGTACAGGGTGGATTTAGAATATATTTTCACCAAAACTCAAGTCGACTTATAAATGAAAAAATATTTACTGCTAATGGTGATATAACATTACACCAGCCGAATGGCACTCAAATCGGAGCTGCAATAAGTTATGCTTCAATCAGAGACGGCGAATATGTACCAAATACTGGTGAAGTTTTATTCGTTGATAAGAAAAAGCCGATTACTCGTAATGAACAACAAACTGAAGAAGTAAGACTTATTATACAATTCTAAAGGAAAAATATGGCAATCGATACTACATTTACTCAAGGCACTCCATACTGGGACGATTACACTCAAAGAGGTAATGCATCAAAGAATTATTTAAGAGTTTTATTCCAACCAGGTCGTTCAGTACAGGTTCGCGAATTGAACCAAATGCAATCGGCCATTCAAAATCAAATTGATAAGTTTGGTCAAAATATTTTTCAAGATGGTGCAAGAGTTTTAGAAGGTGAAATCAATTTAGATAATAAAGTAGTTTGGTTAGACTTAGCGCTTGAAGGCGCTGCTGCAACTACAGCTCAAGTTACTTCAAGACCACTAATTGGTAAAAAGATTTTTGCTCGAGCATCTGGCACTGGATATTCTGGTGCTGATGTATCAGCTACTATTTTAGATTATGAATTAAAATCAGATAATGAATACAGATTTTATATTCGTTATACTTCACAAATTATAGATTTTGCTGGAAGTAGTAGGACTCAAGCTTCCGTTAAAATTGGAGAAGCAGTAAGTGGAACAGGATATAGTATTGGTTTAAATGATACTATTGGAACTGGTAGTACAGCATTAAGCACTGGATACGCAGTAAAGATTCATAATGCAAAGGGTGTTTATTTTTCTAAAGGATATTTTGTAGAGGCACCTGAGCAAATCAAATATATTGATACCACAGCGGGAAATTCAACCGGGCCTTATCAATCGATTAATGGCAAAGTTGGATTTACAGTCACAGAAAATAAAATTACTGCAGTTAATGATTCTACACTATATGATAATGCTGATGGCTCAACTAACTTTTCAGCTCCTGGTGCAGATAGATATTCAATTGCGTTATCACTAATATTAATTACTAGTGATTCTAATCTTATTACAGAAACTAATGTCGTAAATCCTACTGGAAGTCCTACACCAACTAATTTGGTTGACACGGTTGCAGTTGTAGATAGTGTGATTGCAGAAGCAGTAGAAACTAAGTACAACATACTTGGAGAAACTTTATCACAGAGAACATTTGAAGAAAGTGGAGACTATGCTCTTCAACCATTTGTCTTAGATTTAAGAGAAGATTTTGATAATGGGTTTAACCGAGGGCGTAGTACGACTGGCGACCCGGCTAAACTTACTGCGACGCTTGAACCTTCTGTTGCTTATGTTAAAGGTAGGAGAATTGACATAAGAGCTAAACAATCTATAACGGCTAATAAAGCTCGAACAACCCATGCACATAGTAATGAACTTGTTCAAGCTAAGATGGGTTCTTATATTGAAGTCGATAATATTACTTTCTTACCGAAAATTGGTACTACTGAAACCTACACTATTCAAAATGTAACTACTGAAAATACTTCAGACGCCACTAACGATGTTTGTACTTGTAAAATAGGTGGAATAGAATATACTGGTAAAAGATACAGAATCTTTATTAATACTATTTCTATGACTGGTAGTACGCTTTCCATTGCAGATGGCAGAGCAATATTCGGCGACTCTGCTAGTGCTGAAACCACAGCTAGTGCACAATTTAAAGGTACGGTAAATGCTAGTGAACAAGGATTTATATTATTCGAAGCATTCGAAAATAGTAAATTATTTGGGCTGCCTGCAGATGTAGTAAAAAGTTTAGAAGAAGCAGGTCAAACGCGTCTTGTTAAAATACCAGTTAAAGAAGCACAAAAGTCAGTTGCTGCTACTACTTCAGCCGCAATTACTCTTAGTGCAGGTGCATTTTACCACGATAATCCAAACGAATATTTAGTTACAAAAGAAGCCGACGGAGCTGTGGTTGAAGTTACTAACGTGGCTTTAAGCGGAAGCGGGTTAGTTACTGCGACATTAACACTAGGAGAAAATGTAGGAGCTGATGTTGATATTGTATATTCAAAAAGAATTACTGCGTCTAAAGGAACTAAAGCAAAAACTGCTGTAACTGTAACTAATTCAACTGCACAAGTTTATAATGTTGGTGATACTGTTGACTTAGGAGTAACGGATGCAATAGAAATAACTTCTGTTAGCTCAGCAGCTTCAGGCGCCGGCACAGACTTATCTACATTCTTTATGCTAGATACCGGACAAACCGATATAGCATATAATAATTCAAAATTAATATGTACTAAAACTACGACATCAACTGAATTGCACGTTGATTTTAAACATCTTGCTCACACAGCTGGAGACTTTTTCTCGGTTGATTCATATAATATTGCAGATACATTATCCGCTACTGCAATTGAAAGAGTACAAATTCCATTCAGAGATTCTCGCAGCTTAACTGACTTTTTAGATTTTAGAGCTTCGGGTCATGCGACCCTTGACCCCAATGGTATTATTGAAATTGATTATATTGAAAACTTCTTACCACGACATGATAGAATAGTATTAAATGCTGCAGGAAAATTCATTTATCTAGAAGGCGACACTGATGCTAATGCTCCCAAGCCAATACCAGAAGATTCGATGTTATTATACGATTTATCAGTTCCTGCATATACTAACTCGGTACAAGAAATTGAAATTGGATATGTAGATAATCGACGATACACAATGCGTGACATTGGTAAAATAGAACGTCGCGTTAAGAATTTAGAATATTATACGTCTTTATCTTTATTAGAAAAGTCCACCAGAGATAAACAAATATTTGATAATACTGGTGATAGATTTAAAAATGGAATTATCGTTGATGAATTTAAAGGACACCAAGTTGGTGATACCAGCGATCCAGGTTATTTAACTGCTATGGACCCTGAGCTAGGTGAAGCAAGACCTTCATTTACTAGTGCTAATGTCGGAATTAGAAATGCTGACATGGACAACTCTAGTGGGACTGGAGCAGATGTTGCAGGACCTGGAGTTACTTCACTTCACCCAGCAGGCACTGCTCAAATTGGTAAAGAAGATTTAATTAGAATGCCAATAACGTCTGTTAATACTTTAATCGAACAAGAATTTGCATCGATTTCAGTAAGTGTTAATCCTTTTGATGTAGCATCTTGGGTAGGAGAAATTGACTTATCGCCTTCAACTGATGAGTGGAGAGATACCAATCGTCGGCCTGAAGTTATTATTAAGCAAGATGGAAATGCCGATGCTATAATGAATATTATGAATGAGCAATTGGCTTCAATTGGAACTCGTTGGAATGAATGGAATACTACTTGGAGTGGAGTAACAGATACTAAGAATTTAGGCTGGCAGACAATGGGTGGAGCTCTGAAAACTTTTGGTAGTGCGGCCAAACATACAAGAAATTGTAAGTGTGGTCATAGAAATACGATTACTGTTCCGGCTTTTGGTGGTGGAACATTGAGTATCAATCACCAAACCCGAGCTAGAATTAAAGTAGAAACTAGAACAATTGAGACTGAACAAATTAGAGAAGGTATTCAACAATTTGCTAGGGCTGAAACAGTCACCGAATCATTAGGAGATAAAGTAGTTGATGTTTCTTTCGTACCATTTATTCGTTCAAGAAAAGTATTTTTCGATGCAACTGGATTTAAACCAAATACCATATTATATCCATTCTTTGATGATGTAGATATAAGTGGATATGCATTTGGTGATTCGACATATATGCCATCTGGTGTAGTACGTAAGTTTGTTGATGACAGTACTAGACAAGATTTTACTGACGTTGCAGCCTCGGGTGTGACTTCGGGTACTATTACTACAGACGAATCGGGTCGAGCATCTGGGTATTTCGTAATTCCAAATACTGAAGCTCAAAGATTCAGAACTGGGGAAAGAGAATTTAGATTAATTGATAATACACAAAACAATTTGACTACAACTACAACATACGGCAATACTACTTATACTGCTCGTGGGATGTTACAAACTGTAGAAGAACAAATATTATCTACTCGAAAAGTTACAATTGATGAGAGAAAAGTTTTTGATAACAGAACTTTAAGTCGGACTGAAACTGCTGCAACTGCAGTTAAACACGTTGACCCATTAGCTCAAACATTCTTAGTAGATAGTGACCAGTATCCTCAAGGTGTATTCTTAAAGGACCTTGATTTATTCTTTGAGAAGAAACATGCTACACTGCCAGTTAGGATTCAAATTGTGACTGCTGAAAATGGTATACCTACTCAAAAAGTAGTTCCGTTCTCTAAAGTACAAAAACTACCTACAGACGTAAACATATCAGCTACTGCAGCAATAGCAACAACATTTACTTTTGAATCATTGATACATTTAAAAGCTGGAGTTGAATATGCGATTGTGGTATTATCCAATTCGCCTGAATTTTTCTTATGGCATTCAGAGGTTGGTGGAGATGATGTATTGACAGCTAAGAGAATAACAAAGAACCCTTACACTGGGGTAGCTCTTAAATCTCAAAATGCTTCTACTTGGACGCCTGACCAAAATAAAGACTTTAAATTTACAATGCGATATGCTAGATTTAGTGAAGATGCTTTAGGCACCACAATCTATAGTAGAGACGTTGGTAACAGTTCACAGAATACTGCTTACGGAAATTTTGCTACTCATCTTCCCGCTAATGTGTATGGAGCTGCTTTAAGTTCAAGTAATAAGTTGAGAATTGATACTATTAATTTATTTGCAGAGACAGTATCTTTACCTGAAACAGGAATATCATATTTCTTAAAAACTAAATCTACTACAGGTGGGTCGGTTACAACGTATGCAATTGAACCAGGTACACAACTAAATCTGCATAATACTTTACACATTGAGGCAGCGGATCAGTTAGAATTACATTGTACTCTATCAACAGCTAATCCATTCTTAACACCGGTTTTAGATACTACTAGATTATCGCTATTAACATTTGCTAATACAATTAGTGCTCCTACTAAGCTTAACTTAGAAAGTGTAACTGATACAGGACCCACACCAAATGTTACTGGAGAATTATCACCAAATCACGGTTCAGCGACTGCAAGGTATATTACAAAACTAGTGTCATTAGCAAACAATGCTTCTAGGTTAGACGTTTATGCCGATATATCTAGACCGTCTGCGGGGTGCAATGTTCATGCATATGCGAGATTCGTAGAAGATGGCAATTTTATTAAATTAGATTCAGCTACTATTCCAATCAGCGAAGGTTTTAACGAAGTACATTTTAGAACACCAGACTCGTCTGCATCAAACGAAATTAACTTTGAAAAATTCCAAATTAAATTAGTTATGGTTTCGGGCGACAACACAAATAGCGCAGTTATACCTAGATTAATGAACTTTAGAACAATAGCGACATCATAATGGCAGAATACTTACAAGTTGAAGATAATCCTGGTTTAGTTAGAGAAAAACATACTAAAGCTGTTATAAATACAGACTATACAGCATACGAACAATATATGGAGAAGAAGCAACACCTAAGCAAAAAAGACGAAGAAATTTCAGATTTACAAAATCAAGTATCAGACTTAAGAGATATGGTTTTAAAATTAGTCGAAGGTGGAGCTCTGAACCAAAAAGGAAAATAAAATATGACAATAGGCGGAAATAACACACCAGCAGGTGGAGCAGCAGGGAGAGAACATAATACTCCTACGTATACTTCATTGACTCTACAGACGGATTTAACGGGAACACTTCCAGTTAATTACGGAAGTACGATTTTGGCTGCTGATAGATTAGTATTTCCAAGTGGAGGCTTATCTACAACCTCAACTATTGATGATTTTCGTAGAAACTTTAATCAACTTGCAACTGACTTTAATACAGAAATTGATAGCCTTCAATTACAAATTACTAGAAATGATACTGACCTTGGAGTTGTAGCTACTAAGTTGGGCGAACATGATGCTGATTTAATCGCAACCGCAAAAGATTTAGACCAAAGAGCATTTAGAAATTTATTGATTAATACTGGAGCTGGTTTATCTGGTGGAGGCGACCTAGAAAGTGATAGAGATTTAGTTCTAAATATTGCAACGACCTCCGAAAGAGGTGGTGTTGTATCAGCAAATACTGCTACAAGTGCAGCTCATATTAAAGTTGAGTCCGCCGGAACAATGACGGTTCTTGATGATGCGATCGCATTAGGAACTAAAACCACTGGAAACTATGTGGCGGAGATTGCAGATTCTGGTTCAACCGACATTATAGTTAATAATAATGGAACAGAAACCGCTCTTGTTACTTTAGGACTTACAACAACAGGAGTTACATCTCAAACATCTTCGTTCTTAGGAGGCTTATCAGGTAATACAGTTACTCTTCCTAAAATTAAATTTGATACTAGAGGTCGTATAACTGGTAAAGGTACAGCAACTTTTCAATCTGCTAATAATTCATCTATTAATGTAAATGGTGTAAATGGATTAACTGGTACAAATAATTTTACTCTCAACCAGACAGGTGGAGCTACACTTCAAATTTCTCACGCAAATATAGCATCTGGTGTTACTGATAAGTTAAATTCACCTAATGATATTACTGCTTATAATGATACTCAGTCTGGTACTGATATTGTTCATCACACATTCCCAATTATTAGAAAATTAGGAGTTGATGCCTATGGTCATATTGATGAATTAATAACTACTGATTTAACATACGGACTTTCAAATTCTCCAAGAGGCGGGTATGCTGCTGGTGGAGAATACCATATTAATGTTCCTCGCGAATCGGACTTCATGCAAGTCGAAAAGAGAGTAACAGCTATGGCGGCTGATATAAACGAAAAGATTGAATTAGTAGGCGGAGTAGCTACCATATCTAAACCAGTTGAAATCGATAATAATTTAGTTGTCGATGGTGGTAATTTTACTATTGAAAATGGTGGGACTGAACAATTTAAGGTTACTAACTCTAGTGGTGAAGTCCAAATTGCAGGAGACGTTGGTATCGGAATTACAGGTACACCTCTTGCTCCTTTACATATAGACCAAACCACTGGTGGTGAACCTGCACTTGTACTTCAAGGTGCAGACCCTACATTATATTTCTACGACGATACAAATCCAACTAACTCAATGAAGTTAGCTTACAATGGAAGTAGCAACGCCGGCCTAGAGTTCCGAGTATTTAATAATGACACATCCGCGATTGGTTTAACCGCATTGGCTATTGACACATTAGGTAATCTAACTTCTGGTAATGATATCATCGCGGGTGGCAACATTTCTGGCCATGGTGCCTCATTAACTGGTACATTAGTGGTAGCAGGAGATAGTGCTCTTAATGGAAACGTAGACATAACATCTAAGCTCAGACACCACGGAGATACCGACACATATCTTGAATTTACAGCAGGTGGAAATATTCAATTAGTAAATGAAGGTAATACTGGGGTTCATGTAAATGCCTCCGGCCAGGTTGGTATAGGAACTTCATCAATCTCTCATAAATTGGATGTTGACGGAACTTTAAGAGCTACTGGTGCTATAACCGGTGATAGCAATTTGACAGTTAGTGGAAACCTAACAGCAAATGGTAGCACTCACACCATTGGTAATGCTGCAACAGATTCAGTAACTCTTTCTACTAATTTCACCTTCCATAAGGAAGCAATGAAGATTACTGGAATGAATGATTATAGCGGTAATGATACACCTGCTGGCGATAATTATAGAGTATCACTAAGAACTTTTGAACCAGGTGATTTGGATAATGGTAATAAAACTCCAATTCATGGTTCAGGCACTACAAGTGATTATATAGTATATGAAAAATTAGATGGTAATGCTGATCGGGCCGACGGTGGATTCGCATGGTATTCTACAGCCCTAAGCAATGACAACACCACCTTCAATACCGAACAGTGGATGCGATTAAAGCATAATGAGTTTTTAGTTAATCAACCATTAGTGGTCGGAAGTAGTAGCGCTGCAAAGAATTTAACAGTTAGTGGTAATACCAATATTAGTGGAAACTTAACAGTAGACGGAACTCTGGACGCTGAAGGTATTACCGTTGGTGGAGCTCTAGATACAGTAACATCATTAGGATTAACTGGAGCATTAACTTCAACTGATTCATCAGATGCATCAAGTGCAACCGATGCCACTGCTGCGATTAGTACAGATGGTGGATTGGCTGTTACGAAAAAAGGATTTTTTGGCCAGGCTCTAGAAACTGCTGGAGCTTTCACTTCAGGCGGAACAATAACAGGAACAACATTCTCTGGCTCTGGTGCATCGCTAACTAATTTACCAGCTACATCTTTAACAGGAACTATTAATAAAGCTAGATTACCATCTGCTACAGATATTACAAGCGTAGGTACAATATCATCTTTAACAACAACTGGTACAACCACTCTGCAAGGAGACATTGTAGTTGGTACTGCTGACCTCACTGATGAAAACCTTATTCAATTCAATGGCACTACTAGTGACGCATTAAATCATACTGTACTTGCAAATAGAATTTACGAAGCCGGCACCGAAAAATCAGAACTACTGTTTTTCAAAGGTAATGATTCAGGTACAGCCCCAGGGCCTGACAGAATAAGACACAGGGCTGCTCAGCATGTATTCCAAACATATACTTCACGAGAAACTTATACTGGTGGAAGTGCTGATGCTGCGCTAGGTGATGATAATACTCGATTAATCATTACTACAGCCGGTGAAGTGGGTATTGGAACTGATGCACCCGGTCACAAATTGCATGTACAAGGAACTCACGCGACTGACTCGATTCGAGCATTTGTTGAAAATACTAGTACAGGACAGGCAAGTTTAGACCTACAAAATAGTGAAGGCCATTTTAGACTTATTAGTGATGCAGGGCAATTTAGAATTTACGATCAAACCGATGCCGCTGAAAGACTTTCAATTCAATCAACTGGTAGGGTAGGTATTGGAGTTGCAGCTGCATCCCATGCATTAGAGGTTCGTAACCAAGGGGACATTGCAATTTACCACACCGAACCTGAAATTAGATTTTATGAAACTGATCTAACCGGTGTTAACAATAATCCATATAGATTATTAGCTACAGGTGGAGAGTTTAGAATTAGAAAATCTACTGCAGACAACGGCTCAGTTAGTGGTGAAATAGATTTCATTCGTATACAACAAGATACGGATATGTTTATTGGGACTCCATCTAACCCTTCGAATGCGTATCCAATTGCTATTGTTACTAACCCTTGGGATTCAAATACTTCACCATCAAACTCCTATATCCAAACAGGTCTTAACAGATTTATTATAGGTGCCGAAAATTTATTTACGGTTGATGGTAGACCGGGCACGAACAATCGGACGATACAATTTGGTGTTACTACTAACGCGATCGACGTAGTATCAGAAAATACTGATGGCAATAATTTTAGCACAGATACTGACCCGGGCGACGGAAATACAAATGTCGGCTTTTGTGTTAGAAGAATTGATGGCGATGATAGAGGTGTAATCAATTATATCTCAAGACAAGATGGCTCTTGCTTAATTTTAAATACCAATGAAAGCGGCAATATAATTGATTTGAATGTGGCTGGTAACCAACAAGCACGGATATCAGCTGCTTCGGGCACGGGTTCGCCATTTATTTTATCGACTCGCACAACAAATAGTAGTACGATACTTGACAGATTATCCGTTGCAGGTTCTGGTACTGTTCATGTTAATAGCCAGACAATTATAAAGGACGAAGAGTCAGCTATTGATGGAGACCCGAGTGCAGTACTTCACTTGAGAAGTACTTCATCTGACCATTTAAGATTAGAAACTGCTGCTGGTGGACATCTTGGAACAATCGATGTTGACCCATCAAATGGTATGTACATCGAAACTCATGGCAGCGCCAATAGAGTAATAAGACTACGACCAAATAATACTGACAAACTTGTAGTAACAACAACTCAAATCCGAGTACTTGACCAATTAGATGTTGAGGATACTACAGATTCTAATGCAACTAATACTGGAGCTGTGATTGTAGCTGGTGGTGTAGGAATTGCTAAACAACTTAGAGTTGGAAGTCACTTGGTGGTCAACGGTAATTCAATTTTAGGAAATGCAACTTCTGATACAACAACAATTAAAGGTTCATTATCAGTTGCTGATGGTAACTTTGATGTTGACTCATCAGGTAATATTACAGATGTAGGAGATATAACTTCAGATGGTCAGATACAATGTACATCCTTAATTCAGAACGGAAATGACCCTACATTAAACTTTGGAGTATTTAACGGTGATTTATTTGTAGGAGATAACACAACTACAAGACAATTTGCTGTTGATAGCACGACAGGAGATATATTTACATACGGCAAAACGACCACAGTAGGAAAATTAACTGTTGGTACTGATGGTATAGAATTTAGTGATGGTTCTACGCTAACCTCCTCTACGCTAACAATTAGAGGTAAAGTTAAGAAATTGCCAGAACCACCACTCGGGGCTAAACACAGTGTTAGGGATATGAAAGCTCAATTGCATTTCATTTCCCAAGACGACGAATGGACGGCGTGGGGTGGGGATAGATATGCGATAGATACATCTGGTGTAAGTAGGGAGCACAAGCACACAGCGCCGCACCAAATACAGCTTCCTCACGGTGAATTAGCAGATAAAATTTACAAAACATCTGAGCGATCCTGGCATTGTATAACAAAAACTGGTAGATTATACGGAATTGGTTATGGACAACAGCTGGGAATGTCCTTTGATACCAGACCCGACGGACATAACGTTCTTTCTGGTAGTGCACGAGACTTAGACTTTACCGATGCCGAGTTAGGATATGCCATTGGAAAAAGTGGTAGAACATCAGCCATGACCACCACCGAACAAAATGATAGGGCTGGTAATGATACTATGCTTATGTCGCGGCTATTTACAGATGGTGAAATGGGTGGATATACTCATTTCCCAGTTCGCTGTGGTGACGGATTTGATAAAAGCGATGGTACACCATACGTTCAATTTGTTGACATGATTATGGACGCAGCCGGGCACACCGAAACTGCTTTTGGCGCGATAGATACAAATGGAATTGTATGGTTGAATGGTGATACCCAATATGGCGTAATGGGCGATGGCAGTAGTGACGAACAAAGAACTCGAGTCGATACTTTCTATGATAGACCTCTTCAGGACGAAACTTCTAGGGGAGTAACGCGGGCAAATGGCACAAGAGCTACTATTTTAAAGAAAAGATGCGAGCTCGTAAAAGCTGCTTATTATCCGAATCACCCAACTCTTACTGGAGCGGATCAAAGGTCAAATGATGAAACCTCAAGGCTGATACCATTTCGAGGTAAAGACCCCTATCCGTGTAATCCATTGTTGACAGCAAATGGTGGCTTAATTCCTAACCAAAATCCCGCGCTTGCTACTCAAGTTGCGACATTCCAAAAGTCCTTTTTGGTCGGTGGTCAATATGGTACTCATGTTGCCCTTGGAACTGACGGTAAGATTTATACCTGTGGATATGGCGGGAATGGCCAGTGCGGTAATAATTCTTCAGATAATCATAATAGATATTGGTATAATGTTGAAACTGCCACCGGCATAGTACTTGATAATATTGTAGATATATACCATTGGTCTTATAATCAATATTCCTCATTCGGTGCTCGCGATAACCTTGGTCAAATATGGACTTGGGGATACAACGGGCACAATCTTTTGGGTCAAAACTCTGGGACAACCAAAATGCCGTATGCTAGTAAAATCTATGATACCACAGACAGCAATAAATTTCCGTCCCATAATACCCCTGCGGCCGATATAATAAGTTACAACGATTGCCATGATGTTAATCACTTATGTTATATTAAAACAAATGAGACTGTACCAAGATTTTACGCGTTTGGTGATAATTCATCTTACATGGCTGGTGCTGGCCATACAAACGACTATCCAGCGCCTACATTGATGGAACATGGGCCATTTGTAACATCACTATTTAAAATAGTGAAAATAGCAGTTGATGGTGGGTTTTTGACCGGTTCAAACAGTTCATTGAACGCTGAATCTGGTACTACAATGTGTATTACCACTGATATTGCGGACCCAAGTAAATACAGATTATGGGGTGCCGGCTCAGATAGCTACGGGGTTCTTGGACGTAGCGCGCATGATGTTCAATATGGAATTTACACAGACTCTGGATTTTCTGATACTGTTGCAGACGGAGGCGGTGATGTACAGAATGCGAAACATAATCACTCAGAATACTTCGCACAAATACCAATTGATGAGCGAATACTCCCTCTTGTCCGCCAAATTTCAATAATGAATAATAATCAGCAAGCCGGGAATGCTACAGATCACCACCATGGCCAAATGGGCTGCATTCATCTTACGGATGGCAGATGCTATTGGTCAGGTATTATACCGTACAATAAAGATGGAGTAGGCGGGACTGATGGCGAATCCAGCGATTCGTTTGAGCACATTACTGCTTGGACAAAGGGCCTTTGGTCTTCTAATGATTAATAATTAGGCCTCATTAGACTGGCTGAAACATATAAATAGATATATGTCAAAGCCATATTCTAGACAAACATTAGTTGATTATTGCTTAAGAGCCCTTGGGGCTCCAGTGATTGAAATAAATGTTGATGATGACCAATTAGGTGACCGACTTGATGAAGCGCTTCAGTTTTATCAAGAGTATCATTCTGATGCCGTTATTAAACGATTCCGTAAGTATCAACTAACTGCAGCAGATATTACTAATAAGTATATTACTGTGCCTGACACGTATCTTACTATTAGTAGAGTTCTTCCATTTAATTCAAACACTGGCGGGAATGGTGATTTTAACATTGAGTACCAAATGATGTTGAATGACATGTATGATTTGGCTAAGCCCGGCTCTACCATGTTAAACTACTCTATGACACAACAACATCTTGCGTTGATAGACCATATGTTTGATGGTAAAGACCAGACAACAAGATTTAACAGACATATCAACCGACTTTATATCGAATCTAGATGGGGCACAGACCTATTAGAAAATGATATTATAGTGTTTGAGGGTTATGAAGCTATAGTACCAAAGACATCTCATACCGCGGATACTTATGGTTCAGGCTCTGATGCTCAGGCTCCCACAGAAGCTACATCAACGGCAGTTTATAATGATATGTTCTTGAAAAAGTACTTAACCGCGTTGGTTAAAAGACAGTGGGGAATTAATATTAAGAAGTTTGACGGTATGCAATTGCCCGGTGGAGTTACCATGAACGGACAACAAATTTACGATGAAGCTAACGAGGAAATCCTAAAAATAGAGGAAGAAGTTCAACTCAAATATGAAATGCCTCCAGCATTCTACGTAGGATAACGAGATGATATTATGGCAAGAAATACTTATTTTTCACAGGGCTCTGTAGGAGAGAAAGACCTCTACGAGGATATGGTCGTAGAAGCTCTGAGTATTTATGGTCAAGATGTGTATTATATTCCTCGTGATATTATTAGCTCTGATGATATTTTAAACCACACTATCGAATCAAAGTTTTCAAGTTCGTATTTACTAGAAGTATATGTTGAAAACACTGAAGGGTTTGAAGGCGACGGCGATCTTCTTGGCAAGTTTGGTTTAGAAATAAGAGACCAAGCAACTCTAATTTTAGCACGAAGAACATTTCAAAGAGCCACTCGAGGGTCTGATTTAGTTAGGCCGAGAGAAGGTGATTTAATCTACTTACCGTTATCCAAATCTTTATTTGAATTAAGATTTGTAGAACATGAACAACCATTTTATCAACTAAACAATCTTGTAGTATATAAACTATCATGTGAATTATTTGAATATACCAATGAAGATATTGATACAGGTCTTGATTTAATCGACGATGTTCAAAAAATATATGAAAGTACTACAAGTATTGGCATTACCTATACTGCAGGTACCACCGCGAGATTCCAAATCGGAGAAGAGGTTAATATTGCATTCGCGGACGGGTCTACAGGAACTTCAGAGGTGCTTGGTTTTGACGAAGATCAGAGTCCAATCATTTTAAATCTTGGTACATTAACAGTTACTGAGGGCAGTGTTAATACACTTATAGTCGGAGATACTATAACCGGGAGTAAATCTACTGCAACGGCTGCAGTAACGACTGAGGTGGATAAAACTTCAGAAACTTATTCGGCTGATGCCTTTGACGATTCGGCCGACTTTGAAGCGATAAATAATAACTTTATTGACTTTAGCGAGTTTAACCCATTTGGAGAACCTAATGCTTAGCGGAACACATTTTTACCACGCCACTATAAAAAGAATTGTATCAGTGTTTGGTACACTCTTTAACAATATTACTATAGGTAGACACAGTGGCGATAAGATTTCTAATATCCAAAAAGTTCCTATTTCTTATGGTCCTAGGGAAAAATTTATTTCAAGAATGAATAAAGATTTAGATGGTACTAAGATAGCAATTAAGTTGCCACGGATGTCATTTGAGATAACTTCTATTGATTACGATACAACAACTAAATTAAACAGACTAAATACTACCTTAACATCCGGTAGTAATAACTCTCCTAAAACTAGAAATAAAATGTATCAAAGTGTTCCTTATACAATTGGAATGCAATTAAATATTTTAGCACGAAACCAAGAAGACGCTCTTCAAATTGTTGAACAAATTATACCAACCTTTTCACCAGAATACACTGTTACGATAAAAGACATTGAAGGGCCAGGTTCTAAAACAGATGTTCCTTTTATATTAAATAGTGTTACATTTAGTGATGATTATGAAGGTGACTTTCAAGGAAGACGAACACTTACATATACTTTAGATTTCACTATCAGAGCTAGATTTGCACCTAATACATCAGTTGCATCTATAGTTAAAAAGGTCGAAACTGATATCGCAGATTTTACGAATGTATCAATCGCAGATGCTAGACCTATGAGTACAATAAATGTTTCACAGGATTCACCATCAGCTCCAATAGATACGTTTGTAACTTTAATTGATCCCGTTGATGTTCATACAGTAGACTTAGTTTATAAAGATGTATCATTAAGTGGAATAAACCCATTAAATAGATTAGTTGCAATCTCAATCGCTAGTGGTGATACTGCAGATTTCGATAGAGTAGAAGACGAAGACTTTAGCGCGAGCATATCAAATCTAACTGGTACTGCCAGCGGAAGTGGTATCGAAGGGCAATTTTCAGTTAGTACAGATGGATTAACTGGAGAAACCACGGGCATTACTTTGCTTAATCAAGGGAGTGGATATATTGCAACCGAAACTATTACAATATCTTCTGCTCCATATAATAATACTAATTTAGTTTTGACTGTTGATAGCGTATTTGATGGTACTGGCACAGAAGCAGCAGGAGCGATTAATACATTTTCCATTACAAGTGGAAACGCAGCTAATTCAGACGTAGCAGCTACTCATAATCCAATATTTACAAAAAGTCAACTGCAAACTGAACCAGTATTAAATAGCCCTAATGACTCGCCTGGACTACATGGTCGAGAAGGTTTAGTATCAATTACCTTAGATAAAACTGGTTTAATTACCGGAGTTACAATAGATAATGGTGGCTACGATTATAATACTTCACAACAAATTAAACTGGGCCCGTTAAGATTAGGAGAAACTGCAGCTACATTCCTTTTAGAAAACTTAACACATACTGGTGGCAATGGAAGTGATGCTCAGTTTTTTGTAACGTTAAATGGTATAGATGGTTCTCTTTCTAATCTAGGTGTTCAGACACCCGGTACTGCGTATCAAGTCGGTGATGATTTGACAATAGCAGGAAATTTACTTGGAGAAAATTCTCCTGGCGCTTCTGCACCAGCAACGGATTTAGTTATTAATGTAGATACTATTGATAGTGCAGGAGGCGTGGAAACAGTTTCAGTAATAAGTGGTGCTGTTGCCGATGCAGATAGAGTAGACGCTAAAAAGTTTGAATATGATAGTCCTTTCACCGAATTAGTAATGAACATAACAACCACTGATAGTGTAGCTATATCGGGTACTTATCAAAAGAGTGGTTCTTTAAATAATAAGCCAAAATATATTCATAGTACTAGTAGTGGTGTAGAGATATCATACGCAGGTACTCAATGGGAATTAAAACAGAGTGGAGAAGTATTAGCAATTAATACTAATAATTCGCCAGCATATAATATTCCATTTACAGACTGGAATGTATTGGGTAGAGATACTGAATCAATGATATTTTCAACAACAGAAAATACTGAGTTTACTATAGGTGAAAAAATCGAAGGCAATATTACAACTGGAGAAGCAATTATTTTATCTAGTAATAATAGTACAATTACAGTAAATAATTTAGAACAAGCATACGTAGAAGATGAGATAATTATTGGAGCTGATTCTGGCAATACAAGGACTGTATTTAAAACTACTTTAGCATAATGAGTGATAAACTTGACAAAATAAATAAGGCATTGGTTTCTAACGCAAGACCATTAGTTCCTATTCAAAAAGAAGTTAATCTTACTGATGATGCTGAAGAAGATTATAAGATTGCTCGAGACAATTTAAAAAGCTTACTTGATAAATCTGACGAGGCTCTTGACCACATGATGCAGGTTGCGGTTGAAGCTGAGCATCCCAGAGCTTTTGAAGTTCTTGCAGGAATGTTTAAAACCTCTGCCGATGTAACTACTCAATTAATTGATTTACAAAAGAAAAGACACGAACTTGATAAACTAAATAATGAACCGACTGAATCTAGTGGCGTCACGAATAATAACCTCTTTGTCGGTTCGACTTCTGAACTTCAGAAAATGCTGGCGAAGAAGGTAGATAATGACTGACGGATATAATGGAAACTCTCTAGTTAAGAGAGACGGTGTAACTCATAACTACACCAAAGAAGAAATCACCGAATACCAAAAGTGTATGAGTGACCCTGTGCACTTTGCTAAGACATATGTAAAGGTTATTAACCTAGATAAAGGATTAGTTCCGTTTGACTTATATCCATACCAAGAAAAAATGTTTGAGCATTTCAATGATAACCGGTTTAGCGTTGTTCTTGCATGTCGTCAGTCTGGTAAATCCATTTCATCTGTTGTTTATATTCTTTGGTATGCAATCTTTCACCCCGAAAAAACTATTGCAGTACTTGCCAATAAAGGCGCGACTGCAAGAGAAATGCTGTCTCGAGTTACATTAGCTCTTGAGAATCTTCCGTTCTTTTTACAGCCAGGCTGTCGAGTATTGAATAAAGGTTCACTTGAGTTTTCGAACAACTCAAAGATTATTGCATCGGCTACATCCGCATCTTCTATTCGTGGGCAATCAGTTAATTTACTATTCCTTGACGAGTTTGCTTTCGTTGAGAATGCTACGACTTTCTATACCTCGACTTATCCCGTAATCTCATCTGGTAAAGAGACTAAAGTTATTATCACATCTACTCCAAACGGAGTTGGTAATATGTTTTATAAGATATGGGAAGGTGCAGTTCAGAAAGCAAATGAGTTCGCTAACTTCAGAGTTGATTGGTGGGATGTACCTGGCCGAGACGATGCATGGAAGAAACAGACGATATCAAATACATCAGAGACTCAGTTCATTCAAGAGTTTGGAAATCAGTTTGTTGGTAGTTCTTCTACACTTATTACAGCAGACTGTCTTCTTGGTTTGAAAGCTAAAGAACCAATTAAAACTATTAGAGATGTTAAGTTATACGAACTACCACAAGAAGGCCATGAATATATAATGGTGGTCGATGTTTCAAAGGGCAGAGGGCAAGACTATTCTACATTCAGTATAATTGATATGTCTTCAAGACCGTTTAAACAGGTGGCAACATTTAGAGATAATATGATTTCGCCTTTACTATTTCCAGACATTATTGTACACGCTGCTAATTATTATAATGAAGCTATTGTAGTAATTGAAAGTAATGACGCTGGGCAAGTAGTATGTAATGGAGTCTATTATGAATTAGAATATGAAAATACATTCGTTGAATCTGCTATTAAAAAAGGTGGTATTGGTGTTACCATGACTAAAAAGATTAAACGAATGGGGTGTTCTAATATGAAAGATTTGATAGAGCAAGGCGGATTAGAATTAGTTGACAGCAATACTATCTTAGAGCTATCTACATTTGTACCGAAGGGCTCGAGCTATGAAGCCGATAAAGGTTCACACGACGATATGGTAATGAACTTAGTTATGTTTGGTTGGTTTGTATCAACCGAAGCTTTTGGTGATATTGATGAAGTAAGTCTAAAAGATATGCTTTACAAAGATAGAGAAGCGATGGAAGATGATTTATTAGATTTTGGCTTTCACAATACTGGCCAAACTAACGAATACCAAGACATTATAGACCGGCAACAGGCTTGGAGAAATTTGTAATATTATAAATAGTAGTATGAACAAAATCTTATTATGATTCACATACAATTATTAACTGAAAAGAAAGAGGTACAATTATGGGATTCTTAGTCTCTCCAGGCGTTGAAGTCAAAGAAATTGACTTAACCAACGTAATACCGGCACTATCGACATCGATCGGTGGTTTTGCTGGTAGATTTAAATGGGGTCCGGCCGAAGAACTGACAACAGTCAGCTCTGAGAACGACCTTGCTGGAATTTTCGGTAAACCTGACGCGAGCACAGCCAAAGTATTTTTACAAGCAGCTGGGTTTCTCAAGTACGGGAATACTCTGAAAATTTCTAGAGCCGTCGAAGACAAAACAGACTTCGCAAGCGGCGCGACAATCAGTGCATCATGTGGTAATGGCGGAAGTGCTCCAACAGGAACCACTCAAAATATTCTTATCAAAAACTTGACAGATTGGGAAGCAACCAATTCAAGTATTGATACTAGTATTGTTGCTATAGCAAGATGCCCTGGCGAATATGGTAATACACTCCAAGTGGTTATCGCAAGAACATCATCATCATACGGAGCGGCTTCCGATGAAATCGGCGCGAATGTAGGTAAAGTAGTAAATGGTAAAGTATTAGTTAGAGATAACTTTGATGCGGCACCAACCAATGCTCAATCTACCGGTGATGAAATTCATGTTCTAGTGATTGACCAAGACGGACAATTATCAGGTCAAAAAAATAACGTAATCGAAAAGTATCAAGGGCTATCGCTCTGTAAAGATGCTAAAAACGAAGACGGAAGTTCAAACTATTATTACGACGTAATCAATAATACATCGCAATTCATCTTCATCAATAAATTAGGTAGTTTATATACTAATTCTGATTTAACTATAGCAGCAGTTGAAGCGGCCGGTGGTGCAGGAGCAATTGCAGATGCAGCAACTGACGAAGATACAGCGGCTGATGGTGCTTTTGGGGGTGGATTATATATTGATTCATTAACAAAAGGCGCTGATGGTACTATTGATGCTGCCGGAATCGGAACTGCACTTGATTTATTTGCAGATACAGAAACAGTAGATGTAAATCTATTATTTGCTGAAGCCGGTGCTCTTGGCGATACTGCACAAGAAACAGTAGATATCAAATTAGGTACTATTGCTAATGCTCGTAAAGATGTAGTTTCTTTCATCTCAGCTCCAGTAGGTTCTTCCGGTAGTGCTTCAGCAATTGAAGGACTAACAACTGAATCTGCTAAGCTTACAGCGGTTACAACTAGACGTAATTCGATAACAACAATGAGTTCCTACACTTTTATGGATAGTTCTCCATTATACGTGTACAACAAGTACGATGACAATTATGTATACATCGCAGCTTCTGGTCACATGGCTGGACTTTGTGTTAATACAGATAACGTTGCAGAGTCTTGGTTCTCACCCGCAGGATTCAATCGTGGCAACCTTCAAGGTGTTGTCAAGTTAGCATTTAACCCAAACCAATCATCAAGAGATACTCTCTATAAAGCACAAGTCAATCCGTTGGCTGCTTTCCCTGGTCAAGGTATCGTTCTATACGGTGACAAAACTGGTCAGGTTAAAGCTTCGGCATTCGATAGAATTAATGTTCGTAGATTGTTTATCACTCTTGAGAAAGCAATATCTACAGCATCTAAGTTCCAACTATTTGAATTGAATGATGAGTTTACTCGCGCTCAATTCCGTAATCTAGTGGAACCATTCTTGAGAGATGTCAAAGGTCGGCGTGGTATTACTGACTTCCTAGTCGTTTGTGATGAAACAAACAACACAGGACAAGTAATAGACACGAATCGCTTCGTAGCAGATATATATATTAAACCCGCTCGTTCTATCAACTTCATTACACTCAACTTCGTTGCTACTCGTACCGGCGTTGATTTCTCTGAAGTAGTAGGCAGCTAATAAGAAAGGAAAAATAAAATGGCAACTTTAGGAGTAGATGACTTCAAAGCAAAACTAACAGGTGGGGGCGCACGTCCAAATCTGTTTAAAGCTACAATAAACTTCCCTGCTTATGCTGGTGGTGATAGTGAATTCACTTCATTTATGGTCAAAGGAGCAGGATTGCCTGCATCAACAGTCGCGAATATTGACGTACCATTCCGTGGACGTCAGTTGAAGATTGCTGGTGACAGAACATTCGAACCTTGGACTATTACCATTATCAATGATGGTGAGATGAAAGTGAGAAACGCATTCGAAACTTGGTTGAATGGCATCAATGCACACGTTGCAAATGAAGGCCTTTCAAATCCAACTGATTATCAAGCTGACATGATTGTAGAGCAATTAGGTAAGGACGGAGCTGTAACGAAGACATACACAATTCGTGGCGGATATCCAACTACTATTTCTCAAATCGATTTAAGTTATGATACTAACGATCAAATCGAAGAATTCACTGTTGAAATCGCATATCAATACTGGGAGTGGATCAAGTTTACTATCTGACAGTAGGCATGATATTGTTTTT